TTATATATTTCTCCTAGTTATTTTCACAGTTTGTATATTCATTATATACGTTATTAGAACAAAAGTCAAGATGTTTTTGAAACATTTTTGAATAATTCTTTAGCACTCAAAAAAGTTCCATCCTCAAAGGTAAGTGTAATGTCTGGTAATGCACCGAAACCGACAGTACGGTCTACGACTTTTTTACCATTTATGACTAACTCTTGAGCCCACATATTATCCATAAATTGTTTAAATTCTGGGGTTAATGTCATAACTTCTTTCCTTTTCTCATTGTTACTAGTATAGTATACATGTTTTGAGAACAAAAGTCAAGGCATTTATTTAAGTTTTTTGATTTTTTTAGCTGCTTTCTTAGTTGCCATGTCCATTTTGAGTTTAGATGCAAGCATGGTAAAGTTCTTACCTTCCATGTGGTCATACTCATGTTGGAACACTCTAGCACTCAATCCACTAAACTGACTTTCTTGTGGTTCACCATCAATATCAGTGTATGTGTAAGTAAGTTTCTTTGGTCGTGAAAGGTTAAGGAATAGGAATGGGTATGTCAAACAGCCCTCTGTGAATGTCGAGGTCTCCTCTGATTCCCATGTTATTTTTGGGTTGAGGAATAAGGTGGCTTTCTTTTCCTCAAAATTTGTGTACATTACAAATGCACGAATACCGAGTCCACATTGATTTGCAGAGAGTCCTATACCCCCTGTTGCAGCCATAGTACCCTTTAGGTTATCAAATAACTCTTGTATTGTCAACCCATGTTTTTCTTTGATTTCGTCTGCTGTTGTTTCAGGCATCCTCATAGACAATATTGGATTAGATGCTTCTAATAATCTATATATCATTTATCATCTCCTTTTTGCTCTTCATAAAGAATGAGTGCAATAAGAGCATAGTTTGCCATATCAATTAAAGTATCTTGGACGCTTTCATCCTTTACTTTAAGTTTCTCTTTCTTTGCAAACCCCATGATACGACTGAACTTATCACTGATACGAACACAAACACCTTTCCATGCTGGTATTCCAGCAATCTCACAGTGTCTAAAGTTTGCAAACACATCTTCTGTACTTGCATAGTCGTGTCGTTTTGCATCGTGTGTCGCTTTCATTTGTTCGAGCAACTGATAAAATCTTTCGCTTTGTTTCATAATTAATCCTTTGATATTCTACTGAAGTTTTTTACTTTCTCAAACTTGACAACACTTCTGAACTTATCAAACAGCATGTCCTGTTTATGAGATATTACAAACACATTCTGGTCATGGAACGTGTTCAAGATTTTGAGGAAATCATCTGTACCTGTACCATCCAAAGATGAATCAAATATCTCATCAAGGATTAGTAGATTAGTATTAGTTGAGTTCTTCATCTTTGCAATTGCTCTCCAAGTGAAGAGTAATGCTAAGTCAATTCGCATCTTCTCACCTTCAGAGAATGATGCATAGGAGAATTCATCACGAAAACGTGACTTGATAGTTTCTCCAAAATTTTCATCAATATTAAAGTTAACGAAGAAGTCCATTGATGATAGATATGTGTTTACCAACTTGTTCATAATTGGTAGATACTGTTTAATGATTTTAGTCTTGATGCCACTATCTTGTAAAAGATTACGAGCAACATCCACATAAAACTTATCTTCAGTTAACTTAGATTTTTGTTCTTCGATATGCTGTAGTTTACCTTTAAGAGTTGCAAGTTTCTCTTTATCTTCATCTGATATAGAACCACTAGCATATGTCTCTATGTCTTTCTCTAACTTCCTGTTGAAACTTTCCATCTCTGTAATGGTTGCACGAATCTTTGCAATCTCTACATCGTGTTGACGAATAGATTCTAAGTTTGTTATTATAACATCTAGTTTTGACTTTTCAGCATTTTCCAACTCTTCCAACTGTCGGATTCCATCTGTGATTTCTCCAACCTTTTCGGTTCTAGTTGTAATCTGCGTCTGCTTTGTTGAGTCCGTAATCGACTGCTCGCAAGTCGGGCATTCATCGTTGTCCTTGAAAAATTTGATTTGACGGTCATGGTTATCTTTCCTATTCTGAAGTGCAGCTTCTGTTTTACTAAGTTTAGTAATCTTCTCTTCTAACCTTGCTTGTTCCGTTGCATCATAAGAAAGATTCTCTTTCTCAACCTCTAATGCAATTATATCTTCTTTCCTAGTACCAATCGTAAATTCATTATCAGAAACTTTTTGTTGGTTCTCAGCAATAATCTCTGATTTGTTATTGACAACTTGGTCAATAAACTTTTCTTGTAAATTAATCTTCTCTTTAGTCAAATCAAAATTGTATTCTACATCACGAGTTTCCTCATTCAGTTCTTTTGTTTTATTCTTTAATAAGAAATTCATTAGTGAGAATATCTTAATATCTAGAATATCTTCCACCACTTCACGCCTTGCCTTAGTTGGTAGTTGCATGAATGGTACAAAAGTAGAAGAACCCAGAATAACAACCTGTGTGAAAGAACGATAGTTCAATCCCATAATTTGTTGTTCTAAATGTTTCTGATAATCACGAGCATTTGCATCTTGATTAATCATGTTACCATTTACATATACTTCAAATGCATTAGGTTTGATACCACGGACAACCTTTACATCCTTAGTTCCAATACTGAATTCTACTTCAACAACAGACGAACCGTTGTTTACTGAATTAACTAATTGCTTCTTTGATATATTACGGAAGGGTTTATTAAATAACCCAAAACAAAGAGCATCCAAAACAGTACTTTTACCAGCACCATTCTCTCCAATAATTAATGTAGTTGGACTTCTATCCAACTGTATTTCAGTAAAGTTATTTCCTGTTGAAAGAAAGTTCTTCCAACGCACAGTTTTAAATATTATCATTACAGTTCTAAATCACTCGCTTCAAGATATAAAGATTTCATCATATTTGTTAGTCTGTTCTTATCTAGTGTCACATCTAATTCTGCAATGTAACGCTCTAGTAAAGTCATAGTATCTTCTGCATTCTGTACGATAGTATCATCGACATTCTCTGCATCCAATTCACTAAAGTCCTCTACAATCTTCACCTCGTGGGCGCCAGACTCACCTAATACTCTATCAATAAATCTATCAAATGCATAGAAGTCTTTCTTGTTGACTACTATTATTTTGACAAATTTATTCTTCAATTCACTTACATCAAACTGAGTATAGTCCTTTGTTGTTTCATCGTAATACACTTTCTGAAAGATTGTGTATGGATTAATAATACGTTCAAGTTCCCTTGTTGATGTATCAAAGATGTGGAAACCTTTAGGGCATCCATCATCACTCCAAGTCATTTGGTAAGTATTACCTAAGTAGTATACTTGTCCATCATCAGATTTTTTGTGGAAGTGACCAGAAAATACTGTGTCAAATTTGTGTAAGAATTGTTTATCGTAACCACCCTCTGCATAGTGTCCAGCATGCATTTCGAAACCATTAATTTCCAAGTGTCCCATAGCAACTTGTGCTTTGGTTGACTTGATATGTTCCATTGTGTGTGCATAGTTGTCTGGACAAATCCAAGGTAAGAAACAAATTGGTGTACCATCAAATTCAACAGTGGTTGCTTCTGGATAAACAAACATCTTAGGATATCGTCCCTCTACAAGTTCTGCAAGAGAGTTAACATCATTAGTGTTCTTATAAAATGTATCGTGATTACCCACCATCATATGAAGAGTAACACCCTTGTCTACAAATCTTTGTATAAACCGCTTACGAAAGTCTTGAGCAATCTTATAGGAAACAAACTTACGTCTGTCCATAACATCACCTAAGTGAATAACTGTGTCAATACCATTTTCTTCTATGTATGGGAAGAACGTCTTTTCCCAAAACTCGTAGAAGTAATCGTTGAATGCTAAGTTATCGTTTCGTGCGCCAAAATGTGTATCAGTTATTAACGCTATCTTCATTTATCTCTTCACCGTCATCATCATAAAATTTTTCAAGTCCTTTAGGTTCTTTCTTAGTTTTCTTCTTTGGTTTGTAGACAGCTTCTGGTGGTAGGAAGTTCTTCTGTAGATACTCCACATAAACACCCTGTTCACTGTCACCATCCATAAGAATATCAACATTCATGTTTTCAATTATCTTGTGTTTAACATGTTGTTGTTTTTTCTCCTTCTGAATCCTACGAATAAACGCATAATAGATTATCTGCGTAAAGTAAGCAAAAGGATTGTTTGATTTCTCTGGATTAAAGTTACTGCAATATTGTAAACAGTTCTCTATCCCATCAGAAATCATTTCATCTCTATAGGTATAATTTATAAAATTTGGACGGTAAGATAGGTGGTTCGCAATTTTAAGGAAGCATTCCCCAATATAATTTGTCACTGGTGGTTGTGGGTCACCAAGGGCTTCTGCTTCTTTGCATCGCTCTTTCCATTCTTTCATCGCCTCTAGGAACTCTTTGTTATTAACATAATGAGCACCCGATTTCTTTTTAGCCATATTAACTCCACATTGTTGTTGCTTGTTATTTTGTTCTGCAACTATTAACCATTATACAGATTTACACACATAAGTCAAGAGCTTAATTAATTATAATTTATTTTCAAAAATCTCTTGCTTTTCTCTTGACAACTTGGTATATTAGCTATGTAGACTGTGAGAATGAATAGAAGTATCTAATAGAACTAATGATAAGTTCTATCTGTATTAGGTTTAAGTTCCTCTTCATCTTCCCATTCATCATACCAATCATTTTCTGCTTCTATCCTAGCTAGTTCTGAATTAGTTGGTTCTCTTTCACGAAGTTCCTCACCTTCGTCCTTCATTCGAATAACACAATGCTCATAGAATTTAGCTAATCCTGTAGACGCATCTGTTATCACCATTACTTTACTTTTGTCAATATTATATACATTTTCTTGGGAGAAGTGTATCCATCGTTGTAACGAAATAGATTCCTCAACTCCATAATTGGTTACTCTAGGTAACACATTAACTTTTAATGGTTCTTTAATTTCAAATGTTCTAGGGTGTTCATCAGCAATAACATCACAAATAATTTCTTCACCACTGGTCAGTTTTAGTATTTTGTATTCTGTCATTTGATTTTTATCCTATTGATAGTGTAATCGAACTGCTCTTCATTATATATATTTATTCGTTCCATGAAGTGGTTTAGAGTAAAGTTTCTTTTACTCTTGTAAGAAAAGTCGTCTGCTAAATCGAAGAGGGTAGCGGTATCTTTAGTGTCACTCCTACGCAGTCCACGGCCAATCGATTGCAAGGCACGAACTCTGGACTTACTTGGACTTGCGAACACGATGTTATGGAGATTCCGAATATTGATACCAGTACTAAAAGTACCATAAGACGCAA